TTCTGATGAAGAAATTAGATTAGATTTACAACAACAAAGAATTGAAAGAGCTGTTGGTGAAGAACTTAAAGCAACTCCTACAGTTATTACTAAAACAGGATTATTTGATAATATTGATAAATTATATGGTAATCCATCAGGCTCAACGGCAAACGCAGCAGCAACCACTACAGGAGAAGAAGAACCTGGAGGAGGTTTGGGAGCATTCTCACCACCACCACCATCATCAGGAGGGGGAGAAGAAATACCACCGCCAGCAGAATCAACTGAAACACCACCGCCAGCGGGAGGAGAGGTAACACCAGAATCAAAAATGGCGAGTATGAATATTTTATTAGAAAATACTCTAACAAGGGGGGCAAAATTCCTTGATTTAGGTCACGGACAAGAATCTTTAGGGGAAATTTCAAAAGAATTAGATAAGTTACTAAACTCGTAGTATTTATATTAAAAACCACTAGAATGACTTTCGGAAAAATAAAATCCATAATTGAGAACAGCTTGATTGAATCCTACAAAGATGAAAAGGAATTCAAAAAATCTTTAAGAGAATTCAAACATAATGTTTTGAATAATAAAAGTATGTCAAAGATTTATTCTTTGTATGACCAGTTAAGTACTCCACAAGGATTAAATGAATCCGATGCTAAAGATTTTTTAAGTGAAGGTATTGATTTAATACAGAAATTATTACCAACTATCAAAACGCCATTATCAATATCTGAAAATATTGATAATAAGTATTCTGATATTGATACATTAGTTTATACCAATAAATTAGAATTATCTGAAAGATTAAAATCTAGAAAAAATATTACAAAAATTTTAGTGTCAAATACTACGGTGGTTAGGGAATCAATTAATATTCCTTTAAAATCTATGATTAGTATTGGAAATCAAACATTAAGAAACTACGTAGATACTCTTGACGAGAGCTCTAAAAAAGAATTTATACAATTAATGTCTGAAGATGTAAAATCTCTTGAGGAAAAATTTGAAACAATTCGTGAAAGTGCAATAAGTAAGCTTAACCTTCTTTTAGAGAAAGAGCAAGAGGATGAATTAAAAACAAAATTATCTGATACTATTGACAGATTGACAACAGAAAAGTTTGACCAATTGAGTTTTCTTAAATTGAAACAATTAGAAAGTTCAATTTAATTCAGTTTTCTTTTTTTGTACATACGAGGCTTTTAACTTCTGTGCCCTCTTAAGAACAGATTTTTTCACAAACTTTTTTTTATCAAATAAAATTTGAGTTTGTTTAGTTTTAATTACTTTGGATTTCAAAAGTTTTAAAGCTTTTTCAATACCATCTTTTTTTACTTCTACAATTAGCATATACTACAAATATCACGGTTTATTAAAAAAATTTTGACAATGGTCTTTATTTGTCCTATTCTTTATACAACAAATAAACATTATCAATATGAAACTTAATGAAAAAAGGTAAAAGTGTAAAGTTAAATCTTTATACACCAATTAAATCTGTCTACGGCACAGTGGATTCCAAAAATCTAAAATCATTGTATATTAACATCCAATCTTGGGTTACTCCTAAATTTGAACACGACAATTGGAACCGAGTCGTATGTAACTTAAGTAGAGAAATAAAACATTCTGTATATGACTCAATAGATATAAATCTATTCAAAGAAAAAAGTATTGTGGACTTAGATTTAAGAACGAGCGGTATTATTCACGGTAAAAAATCTTTTTTTAATTTAGAAGTTAATTTATATACAAACCAAGAAATGGATTTTAAATCCTCAGAAATTAAAGATTCTGTAAAAAAAATAGTTAAAAATATATTCAAAACTAATGTCGTTGATAACAAATACTTTGAATTTTCAACCTCAAAAAAATAATAATGGTGGCAAAGATGATTAATTGATATATTTATCTTTAAAAGAATTAATGGAAAAATTAAGAATATTAGAAGCTAGCGAAGTAGGTCATGGGATATTGGTTGAAACAGATGCTGGATGGGTGTCTCCTAAAGACGCTCGTAATGCAGAGTTTTTGAAAGAATCTGCAACTTTAGATTATAGAAATCCTTTTGAATTTTATGCCGTATTACAAAAATATGACACAGCAAATAGAAACGGAAGATTTTACCCTGAAAGAATATTAAAAAGAGAAGCCGAAAACTATAAAAAGGCAATCGCTAAAGGATTATCAACTTCAGAACTTAACCACCCTGAATCATCCCTAATTGATTTAGATAGAGTTGCCCATATGATAACCGATATTTGGTGGGATGGTAACATCCTAATGGGGAAACTTAAACTATTAACATCACCAGGGTTTCACGAAAGAGGGATTGTATCCACAAAAGGAGACCAAGCCGCAAATCTAATGAGACAAGGAGTTACGATGGGAGTTTCTTCAAGAGGTGTAGGTTCGTTAAAAAAAGTTGGTGAAAGAAATGAGGTACAAGATGATTTTGAATTAATATGTTTTGATTTAGTATCATCACCATCAACACCAGGTGCATACTTATTTGTTAATCCTGAGGATAGAAAGAAGTATGAGGAAAATTTAGAAGAGGAAAAGAAATATAAACAATCTGAAAGTTCTCCAAATACTGATAAGTCACTTGACTTAATGAAAAAATTAACCGATTATTTGGGAAAATAATTAATTATGGAAGAAAAATATTTTGTAGCAAAAGTTCAGTATGATTTACCTGACGAAAATAGTGGTAAACTTAAAAAAATTAGAGAGGAAAAACTTGTAAGGGGTTATTCAGTCACAGATGTTGAGGCTAAAGTAACCGAGAAGTATCAAGGATTTACTCATGATTGGAGAATAACCTCAGTTTCGGAAAGTAAAATTGATGAAGTAATTTAGTAAAAAAATTAAAGTAAATTTAAAAAAAGTGGTTTTATAACCACTTTTTTTTTGCTCAAACAAATATTTATTATTGATAATATAACGAATAAACCACGTCATATGTGATTTTTTTATGATATGGTAATATTTATTAATTAAAATAATAGATTTTTCTATGAAAGAAAACAAATTAGTCCAAGAGGCTCTTATTCAAATGAAACAAGTTGAAGAAGCAATAGCCGAAAATGCAAAAGGAATACTTGCTTCTACAATGAAGGAAGAAATCAACCAATTAGTAAAGGAATCTCTTTCTGAACAAGATGACGAAGATGAGATTGAAATAGATGCTGACATTGATATGGATGCTGATGATGCTGACATTGATATGGATGCTGATAATGATGAAATGGATATGGACTTAGATATGGATGTAGATACAGACATGGATATGGATATGGACATGGATTCACAAGAAAGTCCAATAGATTTAACTGACGCTTCTGACGAAGAAATTTTGAAAGTATTCAAAGCTATGGGTGAAAATGATGGTATTATCGTTAAAAAAGACGGTGATAATATTCATTTAACTGATGGTGATGCTGATGTAGAATATATCGTAAAGCTTAAAGAGTCTGTAGACGAAATGGAAGAAGAAGACGAAATGGATTACAACGGAGAAACAGATGAATCGGTTGATGACGTTATTAACGCAATTTTCTCAAAAAAAGGTGATATGTCAAAAGTTGACTCTTCAGATTTAGATTCAGATGAAGAAGAATTTGAAGATGAAGAAGTGATGTATGAAATCACTTTAGATGATGATGGTGAAGATGACGACATGATGGAAGATGACGACATGATGGAAGATGATGACATGATGGATGATGACAACATGATGGAATCTAAAAGCACAATTAAACCTAAAGGTGTTGGTATGGGTAAACCTAAATTTGATTACAAGAAAACAACAGGTGGATTTAAAGAAGACATGAAACAAGGTCCTAAATCTGTTGGTACAGGTAAAGCAAAATTTGATTACAAAAAAGGTGCTAACATGGAAGGTAAATCTAAAGTTGTTAAAGCTGAAACTAAAGAAGGCGATTACGGAATGAATAGAGGTGATAAATCTAAAACCATGAAAGGTAAAGAAGATTACACCACTAAAAAAGGTATGACAAATTCTAAGGGAGAAAAAGCGTTTGAAAAAACTGAAACTAAAGAAGCAGCTAGAACATACGGAATGGGTTCCAAAGAAGGTAGAGGATTAAGAAAAGGTATCACTAATAACAGAAACTATGTTTATAGTAATAGTGGTGTTAAAACAGAATCTACTCAAGAAGAAGTTAGAATGTTGAGAGAAAAGAATGAAGAATATAGAAAGGCTTTAAATGTTTTCAGAGAAAAACTAACAGAAGTTGCAATATTCAATTCAAACTTAGCTTACGCAACAAGATTGTTCACGGAGCATTCAACAACTAAAAAAGAAAAGATAAACATCCTTAGAAGATTTGACGATGTTGAAACCTTGAAAGAATCAAAAAGTCTTTACAGGTCAATCAAAGATGAATTGGGTAAGGTTGAAACAAAATCAATAAATGAATCAGTAGGAACGAAAATAAATAAAACAGTTTCCACAGGTTCATCAACAACTCTAATTGAATCAAAAACTTATGAAAATCCACAGTTCTTAAGAATGAAAGATTTAATGGGTAAATTAGGGTAAAAATAAAATTAACTAAATTAAAAACAAAACAAATACTAAAATGGGAGCATTATTAGAATCAGGTCTTGTCGGTAACATCGGTCTTAAGCACCTTAAGGTTATCAAAGAAGACACAATCAACAAATGGGACAAATTAGGCTTTTTAGAAGGTCTTAAAGGTCACATGAGAGAAAACGTAGCACAATTATACGAAAACCAAGCATCATTTTTAATCAATGAAGCATCATCTACATCTGATACAGGTGCATTTGAAACAGTGGTTTTCCCAATTGTTAGACGTGTATTCTCTAAATTATTAGCAAACGACATCGTTTCAGTACAAGCAATGAACTTACCTATCGGTAAACTATTCTACTTCGTACCTAACATTCAATCGTATTCAAACGTAGATGCGGCATCTTATCCTGGTACTGGTATTCACTACGCACCGTATGGTTCACCAAACGCTGCTGCTGACCAAACACCTAACAGTGGTTACGACTACAACACCACTAAAGACCTTTACGATAGATTCTACGAAGGTAACGAACCAGCATTAGACCCACCAGGTTTATTTGACTATTCTAAAGGACAATATTCAGCAATCACTGGAGTAGTTGTAACTGTGGCGTGGACTGGAGATACATTATTACCTGCGGCTTACCCAGAAACTGACTATAGAAAAGTATTAATCGTTATGTCAGGTTTCGCATCTGATGGAGCGGGTAAATTAATTGGTCCTGATGGTCAACCAATGGATAACGAAGCTTTCTTATCTGATTTAACAATTAAAGGTGTTTCAGGTAACGTTTACACTTCAGGTAACACAAACAATCCTTATTTATTTAGAGTTGTAACTCAAAGATATGGTAAAGGTATTGTACAATACGGTAACAACAACTCAACTTCAGTTTTCCCTAACGACAAAACAGATGGTGGTCAATATGACAACTTATGTACTCCTGATGGTAAAATTTACTTAGAAGTTGATTTACAAGTACCAGTATGTATTACTTGTGGTGGTTCTATGGACGGTTACACAGGTTCAACATTCGCATCTACAATTGCGGTAACTTCTCAAGCGTTTAGAGCGACATACAGAATCTACAAAAACTTAGAGTTTGAAGATAGAATCGGTGAAGTATCTTTTGATTTAATGTCAGTAACAGTTTCTGTAACTGAAAGAAAATTAAGAGCACAATGGTCTCCTGAAATGGCTCAAGATGTTGCGGCATTCCACAACATTGATGCTGAAGCTGAATTAACAGCTTTATTATCTGAGCAAGTTGCTGCTGAAATTGACCGTGAAATCTTAAGAGATTTACGTAAAGGCGCTGCTTGGAACTTAAGATGGGATTACAATGGTTGGAAACGTCTAGGAGGTAGTGCACAACCCTACACTCAAAAAGACTGGAACCAAACGTTGATTACTGCTATCAATCAAATTTCAGCTCAAATCCACAAATCTACCTTAAGAGGTGGAGCAAACTGGATTGTTGTTTCTTCTGAAATCAGTGCAATTTTTGATGATTTGGAATATTTCCACGTATCAAATGCGGCACCTGAACAAGACCAATACAACATGGGTATTGAAAGAGTAGGTACTTTAGCTGGTCGTTACCAAGTTTATCGTGACCCTTACTTCCCACCTAACCAAGTGTTAATGGGACACAAAGGAACATCATTGTTAGAT